GTCGGCCGTGCGCGACAGCGGCATGATCGCCTCGGGGCCGGCCTCGCCCATCAACCCGGTCGCGCCGCGCATCGGAAAGGTGGTGGGCGACGACACCACACCGCCCTTGGCAAAGGGCATCACCCGGCCTTGCGAAAACGCGCCGCCATCGGCAAAGGGGAACATCCCGCCAAGCAACCCGTTCAGCCCCGTCGCCAGCGCGCCGCCCACCGCATCCTGCACCGGGCGCATCGCCACGTTATAGACGCTCCGGGTCATCGCATCGCCCACCTGGCGCAGTGCATCCGACAGCTTCAGCCCGTCAAACACCACCCCGTCGAACGCCCGCTTCAGGCTGCGCCCGAAACTGTTCGACAGCGTGTTCACCTCACGACTGGTGAAGGTCATGGTTTCGCGCATCCGCCCCAGTTCTTCGCTGAAGCTTGCCGTCATCGCCTCGGCGCCGCCGAGGTTTTTTTCCAACTCGGCCGCCTGCCGGCTCAGGCCGTCCAGCCCGTCCACCTCGCCCATTCTCAGCTCCTTTTCGAAATCTCGGGGGCCGTGCCCTGCGGGGCATCGGGCCATTGCGCCGAAAGCGCCTCAAGGCGCGCCCGCGTCAGCGGAGGCGCGCTTGCGCCCTGCCCCAGCATCAGCGCCAGTTCCGCCGGTGTCAGCCGCCAGAATTCCCAGGGCCGCAGCCCAAGCCCGCGCAGCCCCACCCGCATCAACCCCGGCCAGTCCAGCCCGCCCGGGTTCATTCCGCCGACCCGCCCGGCACGGTGAAGGCGCGCGCCAGCAGCTCGGCCGCGATCCGCGCCGCCGCCACCGGCCCGCCGCCAATCTCGACCGTGCGCAGGTCTTCCGCCCGGCCCTGCCAGCCGCCACCGCGCAGCCCCGCCACCAGCAGCGCCAGCACATCGCGGCTTGAAACCTTGCCGGTCTCGAACCGCGCCACCAGCCCCAGCAGGTCGTTTTCCTGAAGGCTCGCCTCCAGCTCGGCCAACGCCCCCAGCGTCAGCTTCGCCACATGCGGCACCCCGTCGAGCACCAGCTCGACCTCACCGGCCATCGGGTTCGCCATCTCAGATCGCCGTGAAGCTCAGCGCCCCGGCCGAGGCCATCGTCACCTCATAGCTGGCCTCGCCATTGTAGCTGCCGGCATATTCGATCCCCGAGATCATGAAGGCCCCCTGGATGATGCCGAAATCCGGGATGATGACCTGAAATTCCGGGCGCTCGCCGTCAAAAAAGATCTGCCGCGCCCGCTCATCCGTGGCCGCATCCTTGAACACGCCCGAGCCCGAGATCGAGGCCGATTTCACCCCCGCCCCGCTCAGCAGTTCACGCCAGCCGCCCTGGCTTTCGAGCGAGGTCACATCGACCGTCTCCGCGTTGAAGCTGATCCGCGAGGCGCGCAGCCCCGCAATGGTCTCGAATTGCCCCGCCCCCGAAAGGTCGAGCTTGATCAGAAGGTCCTTGCCATTCTGCGCAGCCATGGGTTTTCTCCGTTAAATCATGAAATTGGCCCGGCCCTTGGCATCTGCCGGGGCCGATTGTCTGATGGTTTTCGGGGCTCAGCCCTCGACGCGGGCGCGGAAGGTCAGGTCGATCCGCCGCGCCTCGCCGGTTTCCACGCGCCGCGCGCGCGCCTTCAGGAACCACAGCCCCACCAGCGCACCGCGCGACAGCACCAGCGGCGCATCGACCAGAACGTCGGAAATCGCCGCGGCCACTTCCTTGGCGGCCTGAAACCCCGCTTCCTCGGTAATCACCGAGACCACGAAATCATGGGTCGCCCCCGATCCGGTCTGATCCGAGGCATCCAGCGCATCCTCGGGGCCCAGCGACACATAGGTGCCCGTCACCGTGCCCGGCGGCACCGCATCATAGATCGCCTCGCCCACCAGCGCCTCCAGCGCCGGATCGGCCTGCAAGGCCTGATAAACCGCCGCCTGAAGCGCCGCACTCACCGCATAGCTCATGCCACGACCTCCTCTCGGGTAAAGCAGGTCAGGTAGTGACCCGCCGGATCGGCTTCGGCGACGGCAAGGATGCGAAACACCCGCGCGCCATCCCGAAACCGCTGCTCGGGACGCGGCCGGCGCGGCGAGCCTTCCGGCGCCGCCCGCACCACGATCCGAAACGGCACCGAGGCCAGCGTCACGAATTCACCGGCGCGCTCGACGCCGGTGCCGGGCGTGACCTCGGCCCAAAGCTCCCCCAGCGCCCCCCAGCTCAGCGTGTAGCCGCCCGCACCGTCCGGCAGCCGCTCGGGCGCCTCCAGCACCAGTTTCCGGTTCAGATTGGGAACAGCCATCAGTGCCCCCCCAGCAAGCGGACCGTGCGCCACCGCTCGATCAGCGCCATCACGCCAAACGACATCTCGCTGCGCTCGACCCCGCCATCGTGGCGCGCCTCGTAATATTGCGCGGCCAGCAAAAACACCGCCTGCGCCAGATCCACCGGCAGGTTCGACCAGGCCGGCCCGAACCCCGCCGAGAAATCAATCTCGACACGGCCCGCCAGCGGGATCGCCGGCAGAACGCCCGACACCGCCGCCAGCCGCGGCCGCGCCAGATCCTGCACAAGCCCATAGCGCGCCGGGTCCACCAGCTCGCTCACGCCTTCCCGCGTCACCAGCCGCACCGCGCTGACCGCAGCCACCGGCGCCACCGGCAACGGCTGCGCCATGTCATCGCGCCAAGCCTCGAGCGACAGCATGAAATCGCGCGAAATCAACACTTTGCTGGTGCGCCCTTCGATCGCGGCCATCGCCGCGCGCAAATAGGCCTCCAGCGCCGCATCCTCGGCGCCAAGGTCGGCAAAACCGGTCCCAAGCCGCAGATGGTCGCGGAACTCCGCCACCGGCAGCGCTGCCGCGTCCACCGCCGTCAATTCGTTCAACATCATGAAAACTCTCCGAAAGTCGCGTGTTGCCAGCCAGGCCCGTCAGGCCCCGGCCGTTCAGGCAGATCGGGCGCAAGCCCTGCCACCGCCGCTCGGACGGAGGGAGCAGCTAGGCGACGGCGGCCAGCCCGCGCCCGCCCTGAACCAAGGAATCCCTCAGCTCAGACCCGGGGGGCCAACCGGCCCCCCGACCCCGTCCGCCGTCTTACGAGACGACGAATTTCAGCAGCTTGATCGCCGCGAAGTCGCTGACATCGCCGCCCACGCGCTTCGAGGCGTAGAAGACGACATGCGGCTTGGCCGAGAACGGATCGCGCAGCACGCGCATCTCGGGGCGCTCGGCAATGGTGTAACCCGCGCCGAAATCGCCGAAAGCGACAGCCGTGGCGCCCGAAGCGATGTCGGGCATATCCTCGGCAATCACCACCGGATAGCCCATCAGGCGCGCCGGCTCGCCAGCGGCCAGACCGTCCGACCACAGAAAGCGGCCATCGGCATCCTTCATCTTGCGCACGGCACCGGCGGTTTTCGAATTCATCACGAAAGCCGCATTGGCGCGGTATTCCGCCTCCAGCGCATAGACCAGATCGACGATCGCATCGGCCGGGTTGGCCGAAGAGAAATCGCCATCGGCGCCGGTCGCCACATAGCCCAGCGAGCCCCAGGCCCAGCTGTCATTGGCCACCGAGGCATGGGTCAGGAAGCCGGTCGGCTTGTCGATGCCATCGCCGTTCACAAAGGCCGCGGCCTCGGCACGGGCGAATTTCTCGGCGATGCGCTTGGCCAGCCACGATTCCACATCGAACGCGGAATCATCCAGCAGGCGCTGCGAGGCCTTCGGCATCGCCGCCAGCTCGTGCAGCGGGATCGACACGCGGTCGATCTGCGGGGTGGCGGTTTCGGTCAGCGCGGCGGTTTCCGTCGCCCAGCCCGAGCCCAGCTCCGAATGGTCAACCAGCACATCATACGAGGTCGCCTCGACATTCACCACATTGGCGATCGAGCGGATCGACGAGGTCGAGCGCAGCACGCCCTGAATCGTGGCCGAAGTCTGCGGATCGACCAGATAGCCGCCCTCGGCGGCCACGGCGGTGTTCAGGGCCTTGCCCTCAAGCACAAGGCCCCGCAGGCCATCGTCATCGCCCGAACGCAGATAGGCCGCGAAAGCCTTCTGATGCGGCGCCTCTTCGGTGGCGGCGGCGGAAAGGGCGGGACGCCCGGCGGTCATGGATTTGGTCTGGATCATGGTCAAACGTTCTTCCTGTTGTTCGAACTTGGATTTCACTTCGTCCTGAAAGGTTTTGATTTCTTTCAGAAATCCGGCCAGCGCGGTTTTCACCTCAGCCGCCGGTTCGGGGGCCTCGGACATGCCCGTCCCGGCCCGAGCCTTGGTCTCGGTCTTCATCGTCACTCCATTCTCAGTGGGTCAAAGAGGCTGGGGCCGCTCAGCGGTCAGCCAGTTCGGCGGCGGCCTCGTGCAAGGCCTCCGCCAGATCGCGCCAGATCGCGGCATCCAGGCCTTCGCCCTTCGCCGCCACCCGCGCCTCGCGGAGCATCGGGAAGGTGACAAGCGACACCTCCCACAGCTCCAGTTCCGCAAGAAGCCGCTGGCCTTTTGCGTCCTTCTCGGCGGCAATCGTGCGATAGCCGATCGACAAACCATCGATCGCCCCCGCCTCGATCAGCGCCGCCGCTTCGCGCGCACGCGCCACGTCGGGCAACAGCCGCCCCTTGACGTAGAGCCCGCGCTCATCCTCATGAATCTCGTCCCAGATGCCGATCGGCTGCGCCGGATCGTGCTGCCAGAGCATCTTCACCGTGCCACCGCGCGCCTTGAGCCGCTCAAGGCTGGCCCGATAGGCGCCCCGCAGCACCACATCGCCCCCCTGATCGGCCAGACCGAACAGGCTCGCATAGCCCTCGATCACCCGGCCCTCGGTCAGCGTGACCTGGCTTTCCTGCTTGCAGAACTTCAACTCAAGCCCGTAATCATTGGTATTCATTTGATTTTCCTTATCTCGGGGCGAATTCCAGAACACTTTGAACGGCCTGCGTCAGGATCACGGCAACCACGCCGTAAACCGTCATCCACAGCCGTCGTTCCAGCCCTTCCACCATCGTCTCGATCCTCTCCAACCGCTTCTCGACCTGGCCGAATTGCAGCTCCATGATCTTTTCGGTCGCCTCGAACCGCTGTTCGTGGACCTCGAAAGGTTCCTTCAGAAAGCGCGATCCGCCTGTGCCCATCTCAGCCCTCCGCCAGCGGCGGCAGGCCCAGCAGCGCACGTTTCTCCGCGTTGGTCAGGAAATCGGCGCCGCCCACGCGCTTCCATTGCTGGTCGCGCTCGGCGGCCAGCGCCGGGATCTGGTCGAGGTCGGGTTTCAGCACGATCTGCGCGCCCAGATGCAGCGACAGCCATTCCGACACCGAGGCCGCCACCCGCGTCACCAGCGGCAGCACCGTCAGGCGGTAAAACGCCCGGTGCGCCTCGGCGTAATTCGCATAGGTCGCCTCGCCCGGAATGCCCAACAGCATCGGCGGCACCCCGAAGGCCACGGCAATCTCACGCGCGGCGGCCGCCTTGGTCTGGTGGAACTCCATGTCCGAGGGGCTGAACCCCATCGGCTTCCAGTCCAGCCCGCCTTCCAGCAGCATCGGCCGGCCCGCATTGCGCGCGCCCTGATGATGCGTCTCCAGCTCAAACACCAGCCGGTCATACTGGTCGGGGCTCAGCGCGCCCTGCCCGTCCGCCCCCTTGTAGATAATCGCCCCCGAGGGCCGCGCGGCATTGTCCAGAAGCGCCTTCGACCAGGCGCTGGCCGAATTATGCACATCCATCGCCGTGGCCGCCGCCTGCATCGGCGAAAGGCCATAATGGTCGTCTTGCGGATGGAAGCTTTTGATATGGCAGATCGGCTCCGCCCCCAGCCCCATGGCAAAGCGATGCTTGCGCCCGCCCACCGCGTAGTCATAGGCCACCGGCCAGCCATCGGCGCCGGGCACGATGCTCATCCGGTCCGAGCGCAGCACATGCAGCTCGCGCGGCA